GGGAATAGTACCCACCCATTATTCACTCAATTAATTAATAGTTTTTATGAATAGCGATGTCATTACCGATACCGAATACAGTATCTGCAGTGTATCTCATTATCACTCTGAAGTTTTGTGAACCATCTAGGTCTTCCATGTCTAATACCTTCACTTGGTTGTAATCACTCATCAAGCCAGTTCCGAAGAATAAGTTTGATTTTTGTGCTGCTACAACTGCTGAAGAAGGTAAACCAGGGCAAAGTGCTAAATCAATACCATTGAAGTTTAGAGGCTTCTCACCTACGTTCATTTGGTTGTTGAATCCGTTTGCACCTTGTGCTCCACCTGCTAATGCTTGTTGGTAAGCTTTAGCTACGTTAGTTGGGATGTAAATCATCAAGTCTTCTTTACCATATACAGTTTGAGGAATTGCATCTACTAAAGCGTTTAACGCAGTTAATACGTTAGCTGAAGTGATAGAACCAGAAACTGAAGATGTTACAGGAGCGTTTACACCACCTGCTACAACTGAAGAAGATAATTCATTGTAGATACCTTGGAATTGTCCGTTTGTAGCGGAGTTACCTTGCCAAATAGAAGTTTCAGTAGCTTCTGCAACTTTACCACCTACATAGCTCACCAAGAAATCAGTGAAGTTAGCTGGGATGTTATCAAAAGCAGAGAAACCTAATTGTAAAGCTTCCCAAGAATCAACGAACTCTTGCTTACATAATTCAAGGTTTACTTGTAATTCTTTAGGCTCAAGTATTCTTTCGGTAAGAGCCACAGTACCGGATGTAGTGAAATCACAAGATGCATCATTAACGATAGAGTCAACAGCAATCTTTTGGATTACTGATTTGTACTTTACGTTTGGCATGATTGTGATGTAGCCATTGTCCAAAGTTCTAGCAGACAAAAGTGCCGCTGCGATATATTTTCCAGCGAACTCACCTGCGTAAGTACTTGTTACTGATGGCTGAGCGAAATTTTGATTCTTTCTCATGTCAATAAGTTTTTTTTGTTTTGTTTATTTATAAAGTTTAGTTAAGAAATTAGATTGTGAATCCACAACTTTGTTTCTTTTACTCATTTTTATGTTTTGTGTTTTAGCTGGATTCTCCTCAACAGGTGCTCCATCTAATTTTGGAAGGTCTTTTTCCATTTTAACATCATCTTCTTTTTTAGATTCTGCTGGTTTTCCCTTCACTTCTTCTTCTTTAGCTTTTCCCACATGTTCTTCCATTTTGGCGATTTTCTTTTCCATCTCCTCAATGCGGTATGCTAAATCAGCGTATTTCTTTTCCATATCTTCTGGAATCTTCTCAACAGGTACATCTCCACCATCGGTTTCTTCTTCACCGCCAATGTCTTCACCAGCAATACTTTCCATATCTTCAGGAAGTTTTTTTACTTCTTCATCCTTAGCTCCTTCAGCTAATTCAACGTTTTCTCTTTCAGTAATTTTACCATCTTTGGTTTCTACTTTAATTCTAACATCGTTACCTTCAGAATCTTTAAGGATTACTTCGTGTTCCCCATCAGGAGCTGGAGTTTTAGTACCATCTTCTGATACTACCTCAACTGCTTCACCCACATCAAAAGTAGGGGATTCTAAGATTGTACCATCCGCTAACTTAGCGTATGTCATCTCTACAGCCTTCTCTGCTGATAGAGCTGCGATAATCTTATTTAATACTTGCTTTGCATTCATAGTAATTTGTATTTAGTTATTTAACAATGATTTTGTTTTTTGTATTGATTTTTTTATAATCCAAAAGGTATCCAGCTTACAGAACTTTCATCCCATATTGTTAATGGGTCAGTTTTAGGAGTTGGAGCTTGCCAATCTGAATTAGCATCTAATGTCCAAGATGGAAATGGTTGTGGTGATACAAAAATATCTTTAGTTTCATCATAAGTGTAACCAATTCCAGCATATTGCTTTCTGAAATTATTGTTATATGATGTTTGTATCCATCTTCCACCTAATCCTAAATCATTAGCTAGGAAATCTTGTCCTCTATGCTCTTGAGAGTTATCTACTACCAGTACTTCTTGTACTATATTATTTTCATCTATTCTAGCGAAATGTGCCATATATGTTTTATTTTATATTGTTAGTGTTCCTGATGAACTAAAGGTGTGTACAGTGTATATTCCAACATTAGAAACAGTTCCACCTGTTGCTACTTGTGAGCCTGAGTAGTAAACTAGTACAATACCAGAACCACCGGCACTACCATTTTGGTCACCGCCCCAAGCGGCACCACCGCCACCACCACCTCTATTAGCAGTACCTGCTGTTGGTGTTTGTAATGGTGAGCTAGCATCTACGCTTCTTCCACCCCTACCAGCGTTTGTTCCACCTAGAGCAGCTGTTGAATCCTGACCTGCAGGAGCTTGTCTACATCCACCGGCTCCACCTGCTACATAATCATTAAGGATATTGTTAAAGATAGCTTCACCACCTACTCCACCTTGATTAAGTTGTGCAACACCAGATGAACCAGTAGTTAAGGCTCCACCGCCTCCGCCACCTCTTAACCATTCTGATTGACCAGGAGGACCTGCTTGATAAGAACCAGAACCACCTGAGTTACCACTTCCTGATGTAGCTGAGCCTGGAGATAAGTTTGCATAGCTACCACCACCACCTGAACCACCATTACCAGCTGCAAAAAGACTACTAGCACCAGCACCACCACCATTTGCTATAATGTTGTGTAGTGATGATGTTGCTGCGCTAGATGCAGGACTTGCTTCACCTTGACCACCGGCACCACCAGCACTAATTTTAACAGTGTAAGTACCTGCAGCTAAGTTTGTAGAACCTGAAACATATCCACCGGCTCCACCACCACCTCCAGCGTTACCACCACCACCGCCTCCACCTGCTACTACTAAATAATAGAAAGTTAATCCACTAGCAGCTGTTGTAGTAGTTGTGGTTGTAGTAGTGGTTGTAGTAGGGCCTACATCAGGTCCTGCTCCAATGTTAGCTTTTTGTAAAGCACCTACTATATTGTAATTAAGATTTAACATATATTATTTCAATGCGATGATGTTTGTTGCTGTTGAAGAAGAAGATACTGCTGTAATGATACCAGGGATAAATCCACTAGCTGATACGAATGTCAAAATAGAGCTATCGTAAGTTTTTACAACTAAATTACCTTGTCCGCCTACATACAATCCACCAGCTACAAATCCAAATTGTGGATTATCAGGAGTTACACCTACAACTGAACCAGTTGGGGTTACTGCTACGCCACCTACAAATTGTGGGTTAGTTACATATGCTTGTTGTGTTTCTAATTTCATATTGAGATTATTTTATTATTTAACAATTATGTTTTGATTTATAGTGATTAGATTGAGAATGCTGATACACCAGTAGTTAAAAACTTATGATAGGTATATGAACCTGAAATATAAATCTCATCACCACCAGAAGCAAGTACTTCAGAAAATGGGTATCTTATTATTATAATTCCGCTGCCACCAGCATTACCACTAAAATCTCCACCTCCACCACCTCCGGTGTTAGGAGCTCCTGCTGAACCTGTTGGAGCATTGTTTGAATTACCACCCATTCCACCACCACCTGGTCCTCCTAAACCCGGATTACCAAATCCTTGTCCTGAGCCACCACCACCACCTGCATATCTTACTCCATCTAACCATAAAGAACCCGAACCACCATGTCCACCATACGAGTAGAATGCTGTACCATTTCCGTTTATTCTACCAGCAGAAAAAGCACCACCTCCACCACCAGCTGCAGCAATAGTTATTGCACCTGTTCTGAATCCACCTTGTCCTCCGTTTGCCATACCTGCAGTTTGTGCATTACCGGGTTGTGTTGTATTTACTACACCACCACCTCCGCCGCCACTTGCTCCACCATCATTACCATTGCTATTAGAACTGCCACCTTTACCACCGCCTAAAGATGTGATACTTAATCCTGCTCCTATTAGAGAAGAATTACTACCATTGGAATTAGTTCCACCGGCACCAACATTTGTTTGTAATGAAACAGAGCCTGTAATAAAAAAGCTACCTGTGATTAACCCACCGGCTCCACCACCAGCCCCAATATCAGCACCAGATGCTCCACCACCAGCTATAACAAGGTATTCTAAATTAAATGGATATAATTGAATACCAGGAATAACTTTAGTGATATTATTATCACCTAATCTGATTCCTATGTTTCTATCTAATGGTGTATCTCCTAAATATATTTGCATAATTTATTTCTTTTATCCTGTCCAAGTAAATGTACCTGATGTTGTAAATGTGTGAACTTTATATCCACCATCGGTTGTAATTGTACCACCTGTTGCTAAGTTAGTAGCTGATTGGTATCTCATTATTACAATACCAGAACCACCGGCAGCTCCGTTCTCACCACTACCCCATCCAGCTCCACCACCACCACCTCCGGTGTTAGTTGAACCTGCTGTTGGATTTGTTGCTACGTTTGGTGAATCAGTTCCATAACCACCATTACCACCACCACCTTGTCCACCAACTGCAGCTGCGGTTGTGCCTGTTTTTGAACGGCAACCTCCACCACCACCTGCGTAGTAAGTTAGTGTACCATTAATAGCTGATTGTTTACCATCACCACCTTGTCCTCCTGCGTTTGTTGTAGTAGAACCTGCAGAACCAGCTGCACCAGCTCCTCCACCACCACCACCATTAAGAACTTGTGGAGAACCAGCGTATGCTCCGTTACCACCACTATTACCTTGTCCTAATGAACCAGTACCAGGCACAGTCATATTTGCTCCTCCACCAGAATCTGAAGCACCACCACCTGAGCCACCATTGAAATCATCACTTGTGTTAGCAGCATTTCTACCAGCTCCACCTCTACGAGCAGTAAATGACCCAAATACTGAATCAGTACCTATAAAACCATTTGCGGCGCCACCACCACCAACAGTTACTGTATAAGCTTGAACTGCAGGAGTAAATGAACCTGAAAGAAGTCCTCCGGCTCCACCGCCTCCGCCTCTATCAGTACCGCCTCCGCCACCGCCGCCGGCTACAACAAGGTATTCAACAGCTACACTAACAGGTGCAGCTTGTTCATAAGAATTTATACCAACCCACTTTCCATCTAAAAAACCGAATAGTTGGTCACTTCCTAAAAATATTTGTTGTGATACTTCTGCCATATATTAAAAATTAAATCTTGGTGAATAGTATTGATATATTTGTGTCATTTCAGCTGGTGTCAATTCTCTACCATATATTAATACAGCAGTATTCCATCCACCCAATCCATACGCAACTACTGGGTCTCTACCTATTCTCAATGCAGTTGTATCTAATGCAGTACCATTACCTGTTTTAGAGTTTACAACAGTTCCTTTATTCCAAAGTTTTATGGATGTACCTGTACGGCTTAATCCAATCATTTGCCATTGATTATCTGGAAATGTTGCAAATATACCAAATGGAGGCGAACCATCTTTTACACCGCCTCCCCATTCATTTGCAGTTGTAGCATTTCTACCTATATAGAATCCATTAGCAAATGATTTATCTAATACTCTTTGATAGTTACCGGTTGCTACGCCGGGTGCTACTCTATAAATTGATACTGCATGAAAATCACCCAATGCAGTTGTAAAGTTTGTTGTAATAATTGAGTTACCACTTCCAGCTGGGAAATTCACACTAGCACTTACAGGAGCATATACAGCTCCGTTAGCTAAAGAACCTGAATTAGTTGTTCTATTCAAAGTACTAGCTATTGTACTACCTGAGGGTAAACAATTTGGTACATTATAATCATACCA